GCTTGAGCAACAAGCATCTTTTTCTTATACTCTTTGCGTTCATCATAAGTCTTCTCCATCAATTCTGGAAGAAAACCTTTTCTACTGGTATCGTAATATGCACCGTTAGCACATACAGTCTTGGAACCAAGATCACCCAGATCTAATTCCATATTCAGCAATTTATCTACAGTTGCTGATGGATGTTTATTCGGTAACAACGTCTCTGGCGAGATGTTGTACTGCATAATGAGGTGAGGGTATAGGGAGTTGAGATCAAAATTGACCACCCATTCATAAAGTCCAGGAATAGGTTCCTTAACATATGCACCTTCATACTTGGCATCTTTGTCTGATGTTTCATTTGGAGGAACTGCAATGTTTCTTTTAGTTAGTTCGTTGTAAATAATCTGATCCCACATTCGTACTTGCGAATACACATCAGTAAAATTCACTTTAGCATCATATGCAAGAACCAATGCAAGTTCAATCAGACGTAGTTTATCTTCCAAACGGTCAACAAGTTCTACGTCATGAATATTGTAGTCTACAAACTTTTGCCAATCTTGAGTATAGAAATCTCTGAAAGTATCAAACTCAGAATGGTCAAGTTTCTTCTGACCCAATTCAACTTCAGCAATATAGTCCAGACGATACGATTGTTGATTTGTGTAAGTAAATTTCTTATACAAATCAATGTAATCAAGAATACTTACACCAATAATGTCACACTTGTAGTAACTGCGACCCTGGATGTCAACTATATTCTGATAAACTTTATTCCATGGAGAAAAAGACTTTGCATGTTTTTCGGAAAGGATTCTTTCTACCCTCCTAACAATGTAAGGAACGTCAAATAAATCACAATTCCAACCAGTCAAAATATCTGGAGTATTCTCTGCCCACCACGCAAGAAAATCACGAAGCATCTCTTCCTCTTTCCAGAAGACACGATACTCAACATCATCCCGAGAGTTTTCATACTCACGGGTTCCCCAAACAATGAATTTTTTTGTAGAGAAATTTTTAATAGTCAAACACAAAATTTCTTCAGTAGTATTTTCTACCGAAGGAAATCCATTTTCTGCTGTGGTTTCAATGTCAATAGTATAGATCTTTAGTAGAGAGTTATCGTACTCAATGTCTTCTGGGAAATTTTGATTAAAGTATTGGTACATGAATCTATCATTACCATATACTTTAAAGTTATCTACATTTTTGTGAGAAGAAATAAACTCTTTAGCATCACTTACACTACCAAAATTAAACTCCTGTACGTCGTATCCCTCAAGGGTTTTGTAGTTTGTTTCTTTGGTAGTCCTTGCAAATAATGTAGGAAAGAGTTTATCTCTATATTGAACACGTTCACCGTTTTCATATCCAATATAGAGAATATCATCGCCAACTAAAAAAACATTACTGTAGAACTTATTCTTCAAGTTCTGGGTATTTGTCCTCTGTAAGGAGTTGTTCTTCTGGTTGTTCTTCCGGTAACTCAATGTCAGGTTCGTCAGGGTGTATCGTTTGATATTTAGACCTCAGATTTTCATCTGGTTCTACGATAGTACATATCGAAGTAGAATAAAGCAAGATAAACTCTTGCTTACTATAATTTGGGAAAGTTTTCAAAGAAATACCTTTCCCTTTATTTGTAACCTGCATCGGCATTGCGAGGAACGCTTTAGGTTCCTCAGGCAATTCATAAATCCAAGCAATTACATAGGTGCCATCAGTTAACAGCAGCAGTTTCAGGTTCATTCACTTCTCCAACAACTTCAGTAGGGGTAACAGTAGCAGGTTCGTCAGCAGGTTCTTCTGGAGGATGCTTAGCGCAATAGTCCTTCATGATATTATCATGGGGATCATAAATTGTAATTACCCAATCGGCAGGAATGTAAAAATCTCTCTGCTTAGACAGTGGTGCCCAGTGAGTATAAGCGACTGAAATTTTTACTTGAGGTTGATCTTCTACATCTTCTGGAGTAATTTCATCCTCACTTTCAATTGGAGTCGTTGTCATATCCATACAATAGGGATTGCGAAGATAGTATGCAACAATATTATTGGTCTCCTTATCTCTGATTTCTTGTGCATCCGAGATAACGTCCTCGCCGGACTTCAGCAGCATAACTTTAACAGTCATAGTGATAAATTGGTGTCTTCTAAGTGTTTAATGTGGTTTGAAAGTTTGTCAAGGTATCCACGATTTCTCAACTCTTTGAATACAAGATTCTCAAGTGCGAATTCGCCCCCCTGTTGGATTGCAGATGCTCTCATGTTACGAATCTTCTTTTGAAGTTTGCGTAAAACATCAGGATCATCTGCTTCGTTTTCAATGAGATCATCGATCTTTTCTACCATAGCACGGACCTTTCGTAAAAGCAAGGGGTCAGACAAATTAACCTCTGCCCGTCTTGGTTCCATAACCCACTCATTGTCCATCACTGAGTATACACCCTGATTTGCTGGGAGTGGGTCATTCTCATCCTGTGCATACAATTCTACAGGATGAGAATATATCTTAATATCATGAACAAGTGCCCATAATTTTTTCTTATCTCTTAAATAATCATCTAAGAGTTCTGGACAATCTGCTATTTGAGTTTTGTCCACAACCAGATGTAGGTCTAAATCTGAAAATCTTGTATAGTTATAATTTGCATTACCACCAACTAAGATAATATCTTTGATTGCTTCAGGTGGAATTTTAGCAAAATCTGCCCACCTATATCCAATCTGAAGTAATTTGTCTCTAACCTCTGGTCTGAGGAAACTTATATCCTCATACTCTTCCCAGAATTTTATATTCAATTTTTTATGATATCTCAATGTCAATCTGAGAGACTGGAAAGATTTCACTGGAGTAAACGCACTTTGTTTTATTTATCTTTCCAACATAGAGATTTATTCAATCTCATAGTGTTTTAGTTTTTGATGTTCTGGGACAACTTTATGTATCTCAATAGTTAACATACCATCTATAAATTTTCTTCTACCAACTTGCATATCATCAGAAAGATTAAATTTTCTGGCAAAAGTTCTTCCAGCAATTCCCTGATGTTCATAGTCTACATCAAGTTTTTCTTTTGGTTGTTTAGGTTTAATTAAAAGTACATTTGTTTGGGTTGTAATATCAATTTCTTCCTTTGCCCAACCAGCTAATGCAATTTCAATTTTATAATTTTCTCCATCAGTTCTTATAACGTTAAATGGAGGATATGCGTTTCGTTGTTCTTCTACTCCATACGAATGCATCCTAAAAAGAGTATTGTCATATCCAATACTAAATCTTTCATTACCCAAAATTAAGGCATTAAGATCTTTCGTCGTAAAGTGTCTAAGTCCCGACATTTGTTATTCTCCTCTATTAAGCGAGTTTTGTTGTGTGGTCCCCGAAGGCAACCGTTTGTATTTATTTCAAAACACAAAAAAAGAGGTATGGAATAAACCGTACCTCTTTATAGGGTGTTCCGACTTTCGTAGAGACCGCACGAAAGGTCTCAGCAATATTTATACGGTTTACCGATATTTTTTTAATCTACTCCAAGTTGTTGATTCCTTCATTCCTCTCTTTCTTCTTTGCTGTGGATTCATACGAGCAGATGCTGCCTGTCTTGCAAGAGATGCTGATTGAGACATATTCTCAGGTGGAGTAGGTTTACGAGCACCTGCGCTATCGCCAGCACCACCACGAAGAGTTGTAGTTCCCAAAGGAAGACCACCTTGACCACCTTTGTAATCTGCTTTTTCAGCAGCCTCACGTCTCTTCTGCTGAGCATTCAACCATTCTATTTGTGCATCTTGTGCTGCACCAAGTTGTCCCATCAATTCTTCCGCTCTTGCTGTGTAAATTGGTCTTCTATTATATCCAATTGCATTTGCCATATTAGTAGTATCTACATATCCTTCTTCACCAGGACCAATAATTTTATACCCTTTAATTAATTTACCCTCTCGTCTAAGTTTTTCCAAAAGTTCACCAAGGTCAGCTACAAGATCTGAATATGGATCTTTCTCATTGTCTATTTCATCCAATGCATCTTGTCTCGCCTTATTTTCGGCATCTTGCTGTCCAAACCAATCCTCCTGTGCTTTTTGAAATTCAGATGTTTGTCTCTGATATTCATTATATAACTTATCAAGTTCCGCTGTATGAGCAGGTTCAAGTTCAGCTGCTTTTTCATAAGCTCTTTTTCTCTCTGCATCTGAAGCAGTACCAAATCCTGTTCCAAAT